ATGTTGAACGTGTGATACTGCCCCCAATAGAAATAAGTGATTTTCGAACCTTCTTTTTTTAGATCCACGTGTCCCCAGTCTCCATACCACGGGTTTTCGGAGTGCAGGTGATTGGTCTGGTAAGCGAATGACTTGAGCACTTTGCCTTTCACGCGATCCGTGTCTTTGCCGTCGGGGTTGTATACGATGATCTCATAGTATCCCTGGTTGCCGGACATGTCCGTTTTGAACCAGTTGCACCCGGCAATGAGCTTTCCGTCAGCTGTCAGGACGCTGATGCTCATCTCGCCAGTCTGGCCCATGACATTTGCCCACATGATCAGATGACCATACAGGTACCAGTTCAGACACCCTGACTGTCCATTGGAATCAGCTGGTATGGTCAGAGTTCTCATGCCACCATTGGCGGCCCCGACAAGAGTGCCGACTGTACCCAGAGTCAGGTAAGTCCTACCTGCCCATGACTTGGTGGTCAGGGTGCCTTTGGTGCCATATGTCGGATGCATGGCGTCCTTACTTGTTGTGTCGTTGGGAGCAGAAACAAAGTCGGAGATGGACAGCAGATGCTCCAT